GAGGTAAACATGAACTTATATGAGTTTGATGATCGAATCTTAAAAGAAAGAAACGGAAGAAAACCTATATATGTAAACAAACACCTTGCAGAAAAGTTTAAAAACTTTTGTAAGAGTGAGCAGAAAAAACCACATGAAGTGGCTGAATATCTAATATCATTGGGTATGAACTCTGCTAAATACTATGAAGAACCTAAGGTGTCTGTTGACATCGAAGCTCTTTAAATAGGTTTTTGACATTAGTAAGCGAGTCCATCGCTTGCATCTCTTCGTCTTTAATAGTTTTCTGTTTGCTTCCGTCTGGAAAAGTAAAGAGAACTTTTTGTGGGTCTAATGCAACCAAGGCATAAACATCTATTGAGCCTTTGTCGTATTCTCTTTTCTTGGTAAAAGAACCACGCCTAAAGTCATATTCCCATGATACTCTGTGGTTTCTTATCCTAGATTGTGTTTTAACCTGGCACTTATATAGCTTATGGTCAACGTCAAAGATAATGTCTGCTTCTGCACTATGTGGAACGATAACCACAGTATCAGCGTATAAAGAAAGTAGCGAGGCTACTAAGTATTCTCCAGATCGGCCAACTCTTTCTGATTGGCGTGGCATAAGGTTATTCCTCTGGGGTAAATGCCTGTGGTAGTTGTTGAGCAGTATATCTTGTTACTGGTCTTGTTACAGCCTGTTCTAACAAAATGCCTTTAGTTTTTTCTTGTTTTTGCAATTGCAAAATTAAATCTAGTATTTCTTGCTGTCTTTGTGGATTTTGTTCTAATAAAATTTTACCAACACTTCTAGCTCTTTTTTCTGTAGGATTTGATGCAAGGTCTCTAACCTTGTTGTATAAACTTGCTTCAGCCCTGATACCAGCAGAACTTGTTGGGGCTGTACCAGCAACTATTAAGTCTGATAATGACTGAATTGCATCTTCTGCATCTAACACCTTTTCAGCAGTATTAGAACCACCAATTACAGTTGCTGTATTTTTTGATATATTTGATTCTCTTACAAGTCTTTTTATAAATTGTTCTCTAGCATCTAAATCATTTCCAAACATAATAATTAATTTTTGTCTTAAATCTGGAGAATTAAATATTTTTTTAACTAAATCTAAGTTATCACCAACCTTGTTTATTTCATTGTAAATCTCTTGAAAAACTCCTACCTTGAAAGCATCTCTTTCTATATCTGTTTCAAGTTTATTAAATTCTTTATTAAATGCCTTTGCAGATGTTGATGGTTTTCTAAACATTACCCCTTTTTCAAAAGCATCTTGTAAAGCGAATCTGTCAGCAGCCATACTGAGAGCATCCTTGTATTCACTTCCTAAAATAGAATCTTTTAAAATATTTCTAAAATTGTTTCCAATTTTTTTTCTATTTTTTGCCATTTCTTTGTCTATTGATCTATCTGCAACTTTGGCATAAGTTTGTTGGTCTGCTGATTTTTTAATCAAATCCAAAAACTCTAAAGGTAGCTCTTTGTTTACAGCAACAATTTTTCCTTTTTCTTTTATAAATAAACTTCTTAATGGTGGTATTGGAAAAGGATCTCTGCCTTCTGCGTCTAGTTTTATTCTGTATACATTTCTTGCTTCTTCATAAGCCTCTCTCAAAACTGGTCGATTTAAGTTTTTATATAAGTCTAAGTTAGTAACCCTTTGATTTTTTAAAAAAGCAGATTCATATAATGGAGATAAATAACTTTGTATAGTTTTTTCAAGATCATCAATGCCAGAATCTAAAGATATTTTGGGTGTCTTTATTGTCTCTTTTACAGAATTTTCTAATTCTTTTAAAATTCTTGTAGACTGTATATCTGGTTGTTCTAAATCTCTGAGGGCTTTTGCTTTTTGTTCGGTTGTACCAGAGGTTCTTTCTATAAGCTGTCTATCAATATTCATTCCAGGAACTCTAGTCTTTATTCCTCTCAACTTTCTATTAACAGCATCTCCGCCATAATCTGCCAAGATTTCTATTGGCGATAAACCAATTAATTTATTTGCTTCTATGTTGTCATTAATTTTTTGAACTACAGACTCTATAGGTATTTCGTCTTTAACAAATTGATCAGAAATAATTTTTATTGATTTTATTTCATCCTTATTAAATTTTTGTAGTTGTGATTTTTTAAAAGGTTCTGAAAGAATGTCTTTTGTTTTAGATATTCCAGTAACAACTGGTGGTAGGGCTGCACCAATTAATCCTCCAGCTGCCGCTCCCAATGCTGCGCCACCTATTCTTTCTTGTGGTTCACCTTCTGCATAACCAGCACCTGCAACAGCTCCTTGTAAAGCACCTATTTTTGATGCTTCTAAAGATTTTGCCACTAATCCTGCACCAGGTTGTGATATTTTTCCTGCCAAAAGTGGGTTGCTTAGTATTCTTGTTGCTGAAGCAGCAACACCTGCACTTGAAGTTCCACCAGTAAAAGGCGTTAATAATAATGAAGCAATAGCTGGTGCTACTGATCCTGTTATTTCACCAACTAATGATGTTTTTGGATTTGCTTTCCTATATTCTTCCAATTCTTTTCTTTTTTCTTCAAGAGTTCTGTCAAAAGATTCTTGAAATGTCTCATCTGTAAATAAAGAACCTAAAGATGATATTCCAGCAGCCATTTCATCAGAAAAACCAAAAGTAAGTCCTTGTCCAGCTGCCGCTGTAAAACTCTTTACTTTACTTATATCGGAAACTTCTTCAGGTTGTTGAAGTTTTAATCTTGCATCTTCTTGTAATTTTTTAATCTCTTCAAGAGTTGCCATTTTTAACTTCCTTGACGAATTTTGTCTGCTAATACTTTTGCTAATATTTCTCGTTCTTCTTCATTATATTTTGAAGCATCAAGTTGTTGTAAATCTTCAAGCGTTGCATCTTCTAAAGATTTTCTAAAAATCAAAGGTTGTATACCTTTTGTATAATCAAAAATTATTGTCTCTGGTTTCATTCCTTTATCTTCAGCGATAGAGGTATATCTAGAAACAATTTCAGATTGATCGCTTAAAGCTAAATCATAAATATTTTGAGCTTGTTTTCTAAAATCAGCTCTTTGGTCTGGAGTTAATCTTTCTCCTGTTAAAACACGATTATATAAATTTATAACCCTTGATGGAACGCCTGCCGCCTGTGCTGCTGTTGCTTGCTCCCCTTCTCTTACTACAGAACCAGGATCTAACATTTTCATATAAGCAAATATTAAAGAAACGTCTCCTGCTGCGGTTGGGTCTGTTCCTAAAACCTTACCAAATGATTGTCCTATACCTTTAAAATATTTTGACTGTTCATTAAATTCTTTTCTTAAAGATGCTTCATCTTTAATGTCTGGTCTTTTTTCAACAACAACTTCAGGAAAAACTCTTTTACCTTTTTGAGGACCTTCTGTATATCTTAAATAACCAGCCGCATCTTTTACAGATTTATATTCCTTACTATCTTCTTTTTCAACACCAGGTAAAACTCTTTTTCCTGTATCTGCATAGTAATTATAACCATCAGCACCTTTAACTATTTTTCTTTGTCCAGCCATAGAAAGCCTAGGATCTAAACCAGCTCTTAATAATTTAATTTGTTCAGCATATCTTGGGTCTTGTCCAAGCTCTTGTAATAACTTATCTTGTTTTGCTTGTTGCATTTGCTGTTCAGCCAACTGCATCCTTCTAGGATCGCCAGATAATATAGCAGATGACCTACCTAAACTTCTTTGTAAAGCAGCCAAACCTTCTTGTCTACGTCTTGCAGCTTCTTCTGGTGATACTTGTTGCATTGGGTCATAGCCGCCAATTCTTGTAAGACCTCTGCCGACTCCTTGACCTATTCCTTTAAAAAAATCTCCTATTGCCATATTAACCTAACAAGCCTCCCATTCCAGCAAGCTTACCCATTGTTAAATCAGGTGTTTGTGGTTGTTGTGTTTGTTGTGGATTACTAAATAAAGGACTTATTGTATTTAAAAACTCTGTGCCAGCCATTAATCTTTCATAAGTTCCTGGAGTTCTTGATGAAATTTCACTAATTGCAGGTCTCATACCAAATACAGCTCCTTGTAATAGTCCTAGTTGTTGACCAGGATAGGCTAATGCTCTACCAAACTCGCCTCTTTGTGCTGCAATAGCTTGTTGTTGTAGTGCTTGTTGTTGTTGTCCTATACCGCCTAATAAGCCAAGACCTTGTAATTGGCTTGCTTGCAAACCACCTAATAATCCTGCTTGTTGTTGTCTAGCCCTTAATTCAAGCTCTGGTGCAAACTGTGCCATTTGTTGCTGTCTTGCAATATCAGACTCAGCGGCTCTTAAAGCTTGACCGTAACCTCTTTCTCTTTGTTCAGCAGCTGTTCTTGCCATAGCTTCTGCAAAAGGTCTTTGTGATTCTGCTTCTAATATTGCAGAACGAGAACCACCAAAAGCACCTGCTCTGATTGCTCTTTCTTGTGCGCTAGTTCTTGCCATATCAGCTTGTCGCTGTATATCTTGCATAGTTGCATCTATTACTTGCTGTTGATACGGTGATTGATAAGCACCTATATCAGCTGAAAGCAAAGAGCCTACTGGTGCAGCCATTGGTCTTTGTTCTTGTGCTAGTGCCTGTAAGCCTTTAGTTGGGTCAAAACCCATACCAGTTTCAAATAAACCCCTAGTAGCTTGAAATTGTCTTAACTGGTCTGGAGAAAAACCAGCAACCATTGGGCCTGTATAAGGTATGAAAGGCTGTTGTGCTACGCCTTGCGCTCTTCTATATAAATCCTCATATCTTGCTTGTGTTTGTGGGTCTACTTGTGCTTGGGCTGTTGTAGTTGGTGTTTCTGGGTCAAAAGCCTGTTTAGCAGCAGCTCCTGCACCAAGAACTGTTGCAGCTGTTGTTAATCCTTTTGCTGTTCCTAAGGCTTTAACGCCTCCTACTATTGCTGGTACTGCTTGTGGCATATTATCTCCTATAAATCCTTGCTTAATAACACTTCTTGTTTTATGCCTAAGTGTTTTGCTTTTCTAATCCATCCTTTTCTGCCGCCACCGTATAATCGTTTGACGCCAGATTCTCTTGCAAATGTTTCTATATGTTTAAACATTTCTTCAAATTCTTTAAAGTTTCCTGCAAACACTAATATATTCATTGATAGCATTTGCGGAAAAGGTATTATCTCTGTAACCATAGCTGACTTTTTACCTGGCCATAAAAGAGCTATACCATTTCTTATTTTATCTTCTATGTCATCAATTGTATAGGTATCTTGGTATTTCATAGCTTTTTCAAGCAATGGTTTACATCTTTCCCATTCAATTTCCCAAGGATCTTTTTTCGCTTGGTTTATATCAACTACCTTATTAGTCGCCTTTTGCATATTCTACGATGTTTAAAAATATATCTATGTTTGCATGGTTTACTTGTGCTTTTATTATTTCGCCATCTTGTAAAATTAAACCAGAATTAATAATCAATTCCTCTGTGCCATAGGCTGATATATTGTGGTTTTTAAAAAGAAAAAACTCATTAGAACTTGTATCTACAACAGATATATCTAAATTTGTTTGCTGATTACCATGATCACAAGCAAATATACCCATGATAACTGAAAAGTTAAAATCACTACCACCGTTTGGTGAGGTGTAAAGGGTTTGTTGTGTTGTTGCTGTAAAAGAATGTTTTACATTAACAGCTCTTTGTAGGTATTGTCTTTGTGCAGATAAATCTATACTCATCTTCTACCTCTGGTTCTCACATTTAATCTTATATTACCAACCTGAAAGTCTTGGTTTGTGCTACCTGTTACAGTCATTTGTACTTGTCTTGCTGTAAACCTAGCATCGGTATATCCATCATTTTCAAAGGTAAAACTACCAAAGTCTGTTTCGCTACCTAATGGGGTAAACTTACCTTTAAAACTTATTGTTACACCTGGTAATGTATTTGCTTCTTCGTCTGGGATAATTTGATTACATTGCACATAGTTATCACCGTTACCTAGTTCTATTGGACCGCTGGTACAAAATGGTGCATCACTATTTAAGTTTGGTGAATTAGATAATGTTGTTGATTCGTGTTCGTAAACAAAACCATTTGAATCACCAGCAATAGGATAATTAAACGCACCTTGGTCAATCCAACAACCTCTATCCAAAGAACCTATAGACCAAGTGTTTTCTAAGTAATTCCAAATAACATATTTGTTTGGTGTGTATTGTCCGTCACCTTCAGGAAAACCCCACCATATTTCGTTGAAGTTAGAGTTATGTCCACCCCAGCATGATTGCCTGCCTTGTATGTTTAAATTGTCATACACATAATCATGCACATCGCATTTGATTTCTCTTACAACACCATCGTAAACAAAGAATGAGTTTTCACCCATCCACGCAAGAAAGTTTCCTGTCTGCACGACTGATCTTCTACTTACAGCTTTACAGTTTGCTCCTGCTGCTGCAATACCATAAACAAAAGGTGAGCCTACATAGCTCATTCTGTCTATACCAGTATCACTAAAGACTATGACATCGTTTTGATATTTAACGCCTAATAATGCACGACCACCTGTAGGTATTTGCACATCACCTGCTGTATTCGTAGCTTTAGATGTCCAAGTATTTCTATCTTCTCTATCACTCCAAGATACCTTTCTAGGGTCACCACCAGAACCGATAGCAACTAAATGCCTTTCATTAGTCACTAGGACAGCCTGACAGCCTGTAGGAGCGTTTGTTACGACTGTGGCAATGGTATCTGCTGTACCACCTGAATTAGGTTGCCATTTGTAGATTTTACCGTCACCAGAAAAACAAAAGACTAAATCTTCACCCCAGTTGTCAAAGGAGAAATGACCTGAAGCAAGAGGTAGTCCAGATTGACTTCTAGCATCGCCATAATCTTCTACGTTATAGTGGTATGCACCATAACCAAGAGGATCATTGTCAGCGTCACTTACAAAGCCTGTTGGTGTTATATCAGTCCAAGTATTGTCGTATAAGACATATACTTTTTGTCTTGTGCCTACAGCTAGTATAGATTCACCAAGATTATCCTTATGGGCATACATACCTATAGGTTCACCGTCTAGTGCTGTGTTTCTTAGTTTAGTCCAACCACCAATAGGTTTGAGAAATCCGTTTTCAAAACGCACAAGATTGCCGTCAACCCAACGACCTTTGTTAGCATAGTCAGTTCCGTTTTTGACTATGCCAGCTGGCGGAGTTACAGGCAATAGTGCCATGTTTAACCTATAGTTTTAGTAACAGATGTTGGTGTAATCAGTAATGCGATTTGTGCATCTAATCCAGTTTTTAGATTAGCGACTTCATCGTCACCCATACCTGCTGTAACCCAACCAGTAACTGTGTCATTGGTAAGATCTGCAAAGGGTACAAAGCTTGATATATCATCTGCATTAACGCCATGAGTACCATAAACAGAAGCTGAATAGTTATTACCTTCAGCGTCTTGTTGATCGCTAACTGCGTTTAATCGCCAATGCACGTTGTAAACAACGTCTGAGTGACTGTCGTGTGTTGGATATGTATCAACTGTTTTACAATTCCATGTATATGTATTTGCCATTATTATTCTCCTTTTAAATTAAATTGCTGCAATAATAAATGCTAAGAGTTCAGAATATCTAACTCCTAACCTAGTTTTTTCTTCGCCTGTCTCTTCGTCAGTCCAAGTGTTGCTACAGAACATAGCATAGTCACTTGCATCTAATCCTTCAGCAGTAAAAGCATCTTGTAAGTCTTGAGCTATAATTCCAAAGTGGATTCTAGCTTCGTCTCCTTTTTCTTCAACAGCAGACTTAAACTTAAATTTCTTTAGTAAACCTTTAGCTGCAACAGCTACTCTAGTTTCTGCATCTGTTAAATCTTCTATGTCTTGTTTTTCATTTCTGTCAGAAGTTTGGATAGTTCCGTTGGTGGCGTAGATGTCATCAAATCTA